ATAAAAAAGAGTCTTGTTTTAAGACTCTTTTAAACTACTTACTAATAAATCCCTTTTATCTTCGTCTAAATACTCATTATTAAATCTAGTAAATAGTTGAAAAGTATTATTATTGTATAAAATTTCTTCACCAAGAATATAAGCCAACATATTGGCTACATTTTCAGAACTTGATAAATCAGTTGATACTTTACCAAAATTTGACTCTTCATATTCTTTAATGGTTTCAATAGCATTAAAAACACTATCCTTTTTTAACCATTGCTCTGCTTTATAATATCCAATAATGAAGTAATCTTCATTAAGTAAATAATGATGTAAGTCACAAATATGTTGATCTAAGCCAACATCATCATTAAGTTGTTGAATGATGTAATCTTTTACATCTTCTTTTAATTGATTCATTGTTAAATCTGGTATGAATACTCTTTAATTATACATAAAATGTAGGTTTATGTAAGTGTAATAATTTACATTCATAATATTTTCATTCACCCTTAAAAATTCATTCAATTACCATTCATTATTAACTTACTGCTACCACCTATTTTTTTTTTTTTTCAAAAAAATTTTTCTCCAGGAATTTTCTTAAAAATTTTCTATGTATTAAATGTTACATCATAAAATTAATAAAAAAATACTCCAGATTTTACTCTGGAGTTTTTATTTTAATCTATTATTTTTTAAATGTCTCCCATTTTTCTTTTTTGTTCATCATGTATTTCTTTTAAATGTTCTTCATAAGCTGGTCTTAGTGCTTCCCTCCAAAATTTAAAAGTTTTCTTTGTTTTAAACCAATAATTAAGCTCGCTTACAGCTCTAGACCTGAAACCACATCTTCCGTCTCTTCCCGTATTCTCTCCAACATATAAAAAGTTAATAATCTGAAAAAGTGTTATTTGAGGAATTTCTACAAATCCCTCTTTTATAAAATCAGTTTGAATCTTTACTTTTGTTGCAAATGGATTTTCAATTAATAATCCTGATTCTGTTTGAGTTACTTTTGTTTTTAATTCTGACATTGTTTTAATTTAGTAATTGATTGATTAAGGTTTTTTTCTCCAGCTGCTTGCAAGCTAAAGATTGTTTACCCATAGCTTCACAATCTATTTCTGTGCTTTTCTGAAGTGATAAACTCACTCCAGAAAATACAAGCAACATAAAGAGTAAATAATAAAATAAACTTTTCATTTGTTTACATCCTTACGAATTAGTATTCTTAAATACTGGGAGAGATTAACCTCCCCCAATACGTCAATACATTTGCTTACTAACTTTGCGTGTAGTTCAGGCGGCAAAGTAACTTTGATTTGTTCTTGTTTGATCTTGTTTGTCATTACTTTGAAACCTCACTTTTGAAGTTATCTACTAGCCAACTCTCAAGTTCTGCTCTTTCTTCTTTCTCTAGTTTGTTAACCTCAGTAACTACTGATTTAAAAATATCTAATAGAAATTTTTTGTCCCTGTCATATTTAACAGAAAGATTATTGATATTACTAAGAATGTGATTCTTAATATTTTCCTGATCCAAATAAATTGTCAATTCTTTTGAATCGTTGCCAATAGTCATGTAAGCAGAATAAGAACAAAAACTAAACTTTACTTTTAGTTTTTCTGTTCTTAGTGTTTGGGTGTCCTCAGTTGGGAATAAATTAATGCTGTTCATTTTCTGGTATGAAAGTGTGAATAATTTTTTTGTTTAGATAGTTATGTATTCTGTAAAATTCTTAGGTGTTGCTACTTCAGGAACTAAAAAAGGACTCAAAGAATTGAACATGTAAAAATAATTAGAAATACTTAACTATAATTAATTATATCATAAATTAGTATACAAACAAGACAGAAAGTACAAATAAATTATTTTTTAATATTGCGAGTCCAAATTTTTTACTTAGTGTTATTTGTTTTAACTTCTATGGACTTGCAGTTTATGAAAGTGTTCTATATGGACTTCTAAGGACTCCGAAAGACTTTTTAGGTCTATTAGTCTACATAAGTCTATTTTTTGGACGGGGGAGGACTTGCAGTATTTTTTTTTATTTTATCGAGTACCGAGGAACTTAAATATATTTCGTTTAATTTTTTGGTTCAACTTTTATTGAAAGTTCAGGAGCTTGAATATTAACTGTTTCTACGGATTCGCCTATAACTTTTCCTAGGCTATCGAGAATTTGTGCTGCGGTTTGAAGCTGACCTTTTTTAACAGCTTTATTGAATAAACGTATTCTCATAGCTTGTAAACGTGGAAGTAAAGCTTCTCTATCTTTTTCCCAATCTTCGTTATTCCAAACTTTAACTCTATCCCAATCATGCCAG